GCTGGTGTTCCTAGTGCGGGAGTTACCAGTGTTGGTGATGTTGCAAATACAAGTGCTCCTGTTCCTGTTTCGTCTGTAACAGCAGAAATAAGATTTGCTGATGATGGTGTTGCCAGGAATGTGGCTACGTTAGCTGCAAGTCCTGACACACCTGAACTAATAGGAAGTCCTGTTGCGTTTGTTAGAACACCAGAAGCTGGAGTACCAAGGGCTGGAGTTATAAGGGTTGGTGAATCATTAAATACTAGTAGCCCTGTACCTGTTTCATCTGAAACAACACCTGCAAGTTCTGCTGATGTAGTAGCTGCGAATTGGTCTAGTCCATTTGATGTCAGAGCATCTCCGGCACCTTTGGCATTAAGTTGAGTCTGGATATTTGAAGAAGCTCCTTTTACATATGTAAGCTCTGTAAGAGATGGATATGTGGCAACCGCAGCAGATACAAGGTTCTTAGAAGCGTCTGTGATAAGCATCTCTGAGGCTGTAAGAGAGGGTACAAGCACCACGTTAGTGTCGCTAATGGTTACTCCTGAGTTTTGGAGTAGCTTACCAGTTGTTGAATCAAACCGCGCTACAGCATTGTCTGTAGAAGAAGCTGGTCCCACAACGTCTCCAGAACCTCCTGGAAGGTCTACAAGAAGTCTGTGAGTGGTCGGATCTGCCCAGATCACAACCGGTGTTATTCCATCGGAACTCGATGTTCCTAAAAGTGTTGGTATCCTATTTTCATCACGCGGAGCTTGAGCCATTTTTATTAATTACTATCTACTAAAAAATTACCACTTGAATCTGCATATATTACTACTGGAGTTACGCCATCTGATTCTGATACTGCCATGCATACTGGGATCCTATTATCATCACGCACTGCATTCGTAGGACCGTTATCAGATCCAGTTGTACCATCATCAACCATGAGCGTGTTGTCTGCAGCAACAGCTAGGATGTTTATGGGTGTTGATCCATCGCTGTTTAACGTCCCTTGGAGTGTTGTTACGTAATTCTGATCTCTTTTTGCTTCCATATTATTTCTTTAATCGAGCCATTGCCCGTTCTAGGGTTGCACGTTGATCCGATACAACACGCCATTCCTGACCTAATCTATCACGCTCAACACTAAGTGCATTGCGCTCATTATTTAAAGCAATTTCCTTCTGCTTTAGATTGTATTCTTCCGTATCAAGATGCTGTGTACGTTTTGAATAGTCCTCATCGTATGTTTGTTTCTGAGAGATGAATTGTTCTTTATCAATTTTCAATTCAGCTTCTTTGAGTATAACATCTTTTGAACGTTCATCTAGGGTGTTTGTCAACAATGTGTTATTAACTTTTTCCTTAGAAACAGCTAGTGCCTCTGCCTTATCAGCCTCCCTTTCAACACTGTGATTTAGGATATTTATATCCAACTGTTCTTCTTTCTTCTTATTAGATTGCAACACATTCTCAGCCTCACTGTAAAGAGCGTCTACAGGCTTCATTGCTTCCTCCTTCTTTGTTTCAAGCTCTATAACAGTGCTCATCAACTCGGTACGTTTACTTTCTATGTCTTTAGCAAATGCAAAGAAGTCATCTGTAATTTTTTGCGTCTCCGCTGATAGCTCACTCTTTGTATCGTTAAAGCTCTTACGAATCTCCTCAGTTGCACCTTGAACTTTCTTAGCAAGAGATATCTCACGGCCCATCTGACCACGTTTTACATCTTGTATGTCTTTTTTACCAAGGAGTTTCATAAACCTTTATCATCCGCCAAGTTCTGTTACTACAACCTTTGGTGTTGTACCTGCTATTGAAATAGCACCTGTAAATACCGTTGATCCTTCATGTCCCATAGAACCTCCTAGTCCATCACTATCTCCTGACCCTCCTTTGAGGATTGCATGGAAGACAGTTGTTGATGCTGTTCCTCCAAAGTTTACAAAGATGGGGTTAGTACCAACATTCTGGATACTCCAAGAGTACCGGTCTTCATTTGCCTCTAATACCACCCCTGCTGATGTAACAATGGCCGGTACATTTACTCCTTGGGTAGAATTTGATGCTTTCATATATTATTTTCCTTCAAATTCTGCTAAATCTTTACTATCTTCCTTTACCTCTTCCTTTACCTCTTCCTTTACCTCTTCCTTTACCTCTTCCTTAGCATTCTTATTCAATAATGCTTGTGCAAGCTTTGTATCGTTTTCTGCCTCGATTGTGTCTCCAAGTCCAAGGGCTTTCTTCATCTCGTTTTCAATTACAAGCTTACCAAGCACCTCAGTTCCTGCTTTGTTAAGCTCTCGTACTGCGAGATGTTTTGCGAAGTGAAGCGCAAGACCTGCTTCAAGCATCATTGATTGTGATGCAGGGAAATCATAGTCAACTCCGTCCCACTTGTGGCTGAAGTCTTCGTTTGAATAATTTGTGAATGTTTTAGCTGTAGCCATAAAAAATGTCTTAATTAAGTAATGTGGTTTCTGCCCACATCCCAACCCCTAGAGGGGATTGAGTGTAGGCGTAAACCTAGTCGATTGTTAGGAATACAGGGTTGAACTCTGTTGCAACTCCTGCTGCCAATGCGTACCCGATTGGTGAAAGGATTCCATCTCCTAGCTCGTAGGCACCGGCTGTGGTGTCTGAAGCTGAACATGCAAGTCCGATACCAGTTGTTGCAGCACAAAGTGCTGAAACTGGTCCGCGAGTCTGGATCCAACCGTATGATCCTGCAGTAATATCCTTGATAGCAACTCCAACAGGTACTCCTGCTTCTGTTGCTGCGTGGATTACTACTCCTCCATACTGGTTAGCTACAAGAGATACCTGCGAACTAGTCGTAAGTGCCTCCTGAATAGTTTCATCAGCGTTAAGCGTAAGTACAAGTGTTGCACCTGAGCCTGCTGCTGGATGAGACTTGATTCCATAAGTGAAACCTTGTCCATCAGCATCGTTGATTGCCATAACTCCGTTTGCGTATTGATTAGCTGTTGCTGCTGTTGCTCCAAGAGTAACAGTAACTTGGCTTGCTCCTGCAGCTGCGGCTGCAGCTACAGTAATGTTAGTGTGGTTAGCCACTGATGCAGGTCCGTCGAAGACGCTCCCTGCTACAAGTGCCACTGCTCCCGCTTTTACGTATCGCCATGCTCGTCCGTCTGAGCTAGATGCCTTAGCACCTAGGTCAGCGTTCTGCACAGTATCTTCGCTGAACAATCCCTGAGGGAATGACTGCGGCTGTGAAGTGATTCGTGCCATAAATTAAATTAGTTTAGTTATTAAGTCTACTGTGATGCCCAAATACCTGATTGAGCAACTGTGTACCAAGTGTCTACACCATCTGACACAAGTGTTAGATAGTCATTTAGTACGTTAGAAGCTGCGGTATTCTTGATCCCTGTTCCTCCTGCCGGTGCAACTGATGCACCTGCGTTGTTTGCTGCTTTAGTGATGATATTCTCTGATCCTGCTGGATCAATTAATATCTCACCTCCTGCGTTTCCACAAATGAATGTGAAAGATAGTCCAGATGTCGCTGCTGACGGTAATACAAATGTCTGAGTTGCAGACGCTTTTGTAGCAATCATAGTCGTTCCTGACTCTGCTGCTGTCAAAGTATCTCCTGTTCCAGTTAGTTGAATTTCCGCAGGTCGCTTAATTCCGGCTGTTGCTCCAGTGAAGGATACGGCTCCTGACATAGCTACGGCTCCTGTGAAGGATACGGCTCCTGACATAGCTACGGCTCCTGTGAAGGATACGTCCTTAGCTGTGTTTAGTCCGTCCTCTAGAACTGGTGGTAGGTAGCTTTCTATTAGTCTTCCCATAATGAATTTTCTACTAGCTAGTAATTAGACTGACGATATCCCAGTCAACTTCCCGTGTCGCTTAGGGTTTGAGCTCCATAGCTCTCCTCCTAGGTAAATATGACCAACGATTGAAGCCTGGTTAGTAGGCTTAATCCAATTACTCCATGAGAATCCAAGACCCTTCACGTTTGTGTAATCGTTACCCTGTATATCAGTCATTGAGAAACTAACTGGCTCAGTCAGAGCTACTGGAAGAGCTCGCCACTCCATAAAGTCTTCGTTGATGAAGTATAGAGTCTGCGCTGTTGCTTTCTCGTCAGCTACGATAGGGAAGTTCTTGTAGAACAATCCTGTGAATCCAGTACCACCAATCATCTCTCCTCCCTTTCGCATCATAGGAACATCCTTAGCGATACGCTCTTGAGGCTGTAGAAGTTGTTCGTATAGGTTGAATACTGTCTGGTCACACAGACCAAGTGTTGGCTTAACTGATCCTGATGCAATGTCTGAATACAGAGTTGCCATCTTAAGAAGAGTTAGAGTTCCACCTGAAGCTGTAACTGTTGACTTAAGTGTCGGGAAAGTAGTTCGTGACAGTCCACCATATGTAGCTGCATTTGTACCATCGTCAACGATTGCCTCTAGTCCTAGGAAGTCCTTACCTCCGTTACCAGTACCTATTCCGTAGAAGAGAGTACCAATGTCGTCTGCCATGTCCTCTGCTGAAGATTCCATTTCGAGAGCCATAAGGTCAAGAACTCGGCTTGCGTCTGCCTTGTTCTTTGAAATCTCATCAAGTGGAAGTACCACAGGGATTTCGTAGAACTTTGCATCGAACTCAAGGTTTCGTCGTGTATCAACTGCTGATGTTGAGAATGTATCGAATCCTGAGAAAGAACCTCCAAGAGTATTCTTCTCAATTTTCACTGCCTTTCGAATCTTCTCGCCTTGCCATCGCTGTGCGTTGGCAAGCATTCGAGTAGCAAATACGTTTGAGCCCAAAATTGTATCAACTACTTTAGGAAGCAGTTTTGTATTTGTTGTTGTACTTACTCTATTAGCCATAAATTATATTATTCTTGTACAAGAGAGCTGAAACTCCTAGAACGAAGATTGTTTGATGTCGGCGCAACAGTTTTTACTTCACTTCCTTTATTGTTTGAGTCAGTTTTAGCTGCGACTTCCTTATTTACGGTAGCCTTTGGCTGTACCTGCTTTTCTTGGAGCTTATATATCTGTAACGCTTTAGAGAATGAAATATTCCCTTGATCATCAGTAGGTTGCATATCTAGTGCCACCTTCATCAACTTGTTCTTATCGAACTGCTCTCCTGAGTCAACCAAGCTCTGTAGTTCAGAGTCCACCCAGGTGTTCCATTGTGCTACCTCCTCATCCTTTTGTGCAGCCTTTGAAATCTGTGCTTTCTCTACACCTTCACGAATCCGAGTCTCCATGTCAGCCATCTGCTTTATTTGCAGGTTATAGGCATTTCGTGCAGCATCATCGTCTCCATAAAGTGCAACCCATTCTGAAGGAAGATCCTCCATAGGTTTTACTGCGGTTGCTTGATTGGTTGTTAATGTGTTAACAGATGCTGTAAGAGTTTCGAACTCCGTTTTAAGTCGGGCGTTCTCTTCTTGTAGTTTCTGCCAACGTGGATGTTTATGAAACGGTACTGATTCTTCTCCAGGAGTATTGTGAGACTCATCCTTTGCCTCAACTTCCCCCTCCTGTGATGGGTCTTTGTCCGTCTGTTCCTTTTCTGCAGGCGACTCAGCAGGCGATTCCACCTGTTCATCGGGTTCTTCCAGGAGTGCATCGAGTGCATCTTTAGGTGCTTCGAGTGCTTCTTCTAAACTCATTCCCTCCTGTTCGATGTCCGCCAGAATGTCTTCTTCTTTCATAAGTATATATTACGCAGGTTTTTAAGCAAAACCGAGAAAGCTATTATTAAGTAATGTCTTTGATGTCTGTAACCTCGAACTCTCCTTCTATTGCACCATCTGTCATTTCTCGTGCGGCCAGTTGTGTTACCTCTACTTCTACTTTGTACTTCCCTCCGATCTTCCACTTCTTTACCTCGGGGAGATCATTGCTATCTACAGTGAGCCTGTTCTCAACCTCAAATATCTTGGGAACATTTCGCTCGATTGCCTCTACTTGTAATTCTTTATTTGCCATTGTGATATTTATTATTGTAGTGGTACCGAGCTTAGTAAGTCACCGCTTTGTTGCTCTGCCCCTCCTTGAACAGCTGCTCCAGGCTGTTGCTGAGATACCTCAGGGAACAATCCTTGAGGGTTCGTCTGAAACTCAACAAGCTTCTTAACTGTTTCCCTAGGATTAGGGTCATCAAGTCGCTCATGCAGTGTAATAGGGTCAATAGCTCCTGCTGCAAACAGGTCAATAGCTTGGTTTGCAACAGTAAGTGGGTCTTTGGGAATCATTGAGCCCTCCTTTACAGAGACAGTAAGCTTCCTATTTAGGTCAGTATTACGTATCTGTACTGTCTCAAACGTATTCTCGCTACCAATGATTGATGCAATATGTGGCTCGTCGTAGTACACGTACATCATCTGTACCATGTAGTTGTACACGGTATCAGAGAACTGTTCTAGGTACTCAGCTACACCGCCACCAATACGTGATTGGTCTTGCTGCCCTATGATTATTTTCCCACGTACAGTTTTTTCCTCTGCTGTACCTGCTGGTGTTGAACCTGCAGTACCAAATATCCCTCGTAGTTCATTACGTCCGTCTTGCAAACTGTTGAATACATCAGCAGGAAGTCCAGGTTGTTTCATTGGCGATACTGCCTCTTGTACGCTTCCTTGAGGAATCCATACACCGCGTCCTTCCCTGAATGCTCGGATTACAGAAGCTGATTGCTCCTGAGTAATACCTGATAGCTCTCCTGAGATAGCCCAGCCTCCATTCATTCCATCAACGTTTTCATCAATCTGACGATACCTTTTAGTAATCAAGTCTTGGTTACCAAGGTTCTGCTCGATAAGGCTCGTATCGTCATTCGGATGAAGCCCAAGGTTGAATACTGAGAGGAACACGTAGGGAAACTCTGGGTTCTTAAAGTGGTTAGCAGCTGTAAAGCTTTCTACAGTTTCTGCACCGAACTCATCAGTCTTAACCTCCTCTCTTCCTTCGTAATTAAAGTGAGGATTAAGAGCCTTGCCCAGTACCTCATCTCGGAGTGTCCAAAATAGAAGTCTTCCTCCCTCAGCCCACCATTCAATGTACTGAAGCTCTGTGCCCATCTGCTTATTAACAAAGCCCTCAATGAAGTCTTTCTTCTCTGGGAACTTAACAGCGAGATCTTCTGCGTTATCCTTCTTGTATTCTCCAAGGTATCTTCCTGTGTACTTTCCGTTTTCTGAAATAGTAGCGTTAGGGTCCATGATTAGTTTTTGTGGGCGTAATGATGTAAGTGATATCTCATCATTCTCTATGTCCCAACCAATCTTCTGTACTCCTAGATAGTACAGCGCCCAGTTACGTACAACTGTCTTTAACTTTAGTTTGAAATTAAGAATGTCCGAAAGATGAAGAAGCATCTTACGAACATTGTCGGCAAGCAAATTACCCTCCTTTGTATTATCAGATGATAGTACAGGCTCAGGGCTCTTACGTGTGGCTTGTGGCAGAAACGTTTCTAGTGCCTCAAAGATAATGTTATCTGTAAGAGGGTGTGCAAAAGCTAAGTCCCCCATATTAGTAAGGAAATCTTGCCCCTGCTTTCCTAGCCAGTAATTCTCAGCATCATCCTGCTTAGGACGTAGCTTTGTAACGTGTGGCTCCCAGTTCTTTATCCACCGCTGCTTCTGAATGATAAGGTCATCATCACTTGTTTGTACATTAAGAATTGGTGATGGACTTGAAACAACTCCCTCTGCTATTTCTAGCTTCGCAGGGTCCACTTTGTTGATGTCTTCCCCAAGTGTGAGGAAACCTAAAAATTTGTCTATTGTCGACATAGAAATATTTAGTTTGATTATAGTACTAATATACCGTCTTGTAAAACGAGGGTGTGTATAACTTTAGAATGCTCTTTCATTAGACATCTGTACTTTGTTAATCTGCTTGCGGATTACTGTAGGTATTTCTACGGTATTATCTGGAGATATCTCTGCGCCCGTTGAAGCGAACGAAGTATCACCTCCAATGATGGCACCCTCTCCCATTCCGAATCTATTCATACCAATTCTGAAATAGTTGTAGGCGTGAACCCAGTGATCGTCACCACTGCGTTCCCACTTCCGTTCCATAATACCAAGATTGTTCTCTGCTTGTATCCTATAGATATTGTTCCAGTGAAGCCAAAAGTCGTACCAATCATCTTCAGTTCCTTGCAGTGGCATTCGTCCGTCCATAAACTCGTCCAGGGATAGTTGAATCATACGGTTACGGTCTGCAGTAACATTACCTTCTTCTTTGCCAGTCCCCCAGCGTACTAACTGCATTGTCTTGCGGTCAACCGAGTAGTGACATAGGAAGACACGTCCAGGGAATTGCTCCCGAATCTCTCGTGGTTTAACAAGATCACCTCCTGCATCAAATACAATGACAGCCTTGGGCCATCTATGCATAAAGCCTATGACATCATCATAGCCTTCTGATTTCCCGTAGTAGAACAATCCTTTCTTGTTACCAACTACGTAGTACTGGGTTAACCCTGTATCACACCCGATTACAATACGCCCCTGCTGATCGTTGATAACATCAGTAACATTCTTCGTAATCATCTCGTACATTGGTTTGTTACCACTACCAACGTAGGGAAGTCCTGCCACTTTATTCATAAAATACTCCGGGGACTTCTCGTTGTGATACTCAATGATTTCCCTAGCAGTAACCCAAGGACATATCCAAAGAGGTATCCAAAAGCCTGCCATTTTCTTGTTCTTATATTTTTGTACCCATCTTCCTTGCCTGCGTGTTTCTTTATCTAAATGACCATTGCAGTATTTGCACATATACTCCTGGGCTTCCATGTCGAAAGACCCTGGGTATGACATGTATTGCTCTTCATCACAATGTGGACATTTGATGAACCAATGACGTTGGTCCGACTTCTCCCAATGTTTACTCACTCCATTACCTGGGACTGATGGGTGAGAGAAATACCAACGTGTCTTCTTCTCTGAAGCCTGCAGTCGTGTTTCATATTGTTCGATAACTTTTTGGTCAGACGCATCTACCTCATCGTATGCATTGAGGGATGACGATACCATCATCGCAGCCTTGCTGGTAAATGTTCCACGGTAGAAGATAATATTATCTCCAACAGTCTTCTGCTCTACGGTGTCATGCTCTTTAACCCACTCTCCAAGTATTGGATTCTGAGCAATGATTCTGTTTACTTTACCTCCTGCAAAATCTTTAACATCAGACATTGTGGGTAACGTATAGATGAGGTCACGCTTCCTATTGTGAGCAACCCAAAAGGTAGCAAGTATGGCTGCGGTAGAGAAACCAATCTGGGCTGCTTTGTAAACCACTACATCAAGTTCTGTTTTAGCAAGCACTTGCAGTGGCTCATACATAAACAGGTGTGACTTGAATGAATACGGCGAACCGTTCTCGGTCTTAATGCCGTGCTTTGTTATCCATCTGATTATCGAATAGTTTTCAAGAGCCATTCCTATACTATGTTTACATTCTCAACCCACACTTCTCCATAACTATTTGTCAAGTAATCTCATAAAGTATTCCTCAACTCTTCCTCGTACTTATCTGCTAGTTCCTGTGCCTCTACACTTTCTGAGCTAATGTTTACATTCAGTGCAACTTTCTTTTCAGGCGCGTAGCCTCCTCGTACTTTGAATACTTGGTCAGTTGCTTTGAGACGATCGCCGTCCTTTGCGTCACCGTTGTTCATGATCTCACTCACAACACTTTGAGCTGCCTCGAGGGTAAACCCTAGAATTTCTAGTTCTTGTTTCACTCCTTCAGCCTCAAGAACACGTTTGGGAGTCTTTGCTACTCCTTTACCATAACCAGCACTTTCCAGCATTTCAGCACTATCTAAAGGCTTGTCAAGTTTAGTGTTTTCAACTATAAGCTTAGCTACTTTCTTTTGTTTTGCTGTTGCCATTACTCTGTTGATGGTTGCCATTCATAATTAGGCTCACCATATACTTTCTTAAATAATCTTGCAGTGCGACCGTTAGGCTGCAAGAAGTCTCTCTTGTGTTCCGCTAGATATGCTTTGTTATTTATTGTACCAGCTACACTCTTCCTTGTAACATTTCTATGCGCGCATAGATTACATCTCTCGACAATTCCAGAGTTTGTTCCTTTTGTTGCGGTGTAATCGTGCAGGCAGTCCATGTTATTTCTTAAGCTTCTCTATTCCAACAATCTCTTTCTCCAAGATGAAGTGTAATACTTCTCCACCAGTGTTCAACTCAATTGGCGAATGGTTTTGGAATACCAGTGTGTCCCCTACTGAGATGCTTTCGATTGCTCCAGCGTTAATCACCGTTGCTTGTTCGTAGTTCTTCTCATCAACATCTCCTTGGGTACTTAGTTGTACAAGTATGTGTCCATTTAGTGGTGTGATATCCATATTATTTCTTTTCAATAATACTTACATCAACGAGTTTCATAGTAGGCACGTTAGATGCCTGGATGCCAATCTTTACAGACAGCCCCACTTTGTTCTGCACAATGTTAAAGATTTCCCCTCGCTTCTCTGGGCTGATGTCCTTGCCGAATGAATCTATAAATGCTTTTAGTGCTTCATCAAACTCTTTCTCTGCTTTGTTTAGTTTAGCCATGTTGTTTCGTTTTCAATTATTTTGTTAATCTTCTCCTCCTCTGTTTCAGTATCAATAACGTGTCCTTTTTGTTTTGATTGAAACAGCTTCTTCTCTACGACTATCTCCTTATATTCTTTGTTGAGTGATAGCACGATGAGTATACCTACTAATAGACCCACTATGACGCCTAATATAAACCAAATCATTTGGCTTTGCGTCTTTTAGCTTCAACCATCTTCATTGCTCGTGCTTGTTTTTCCTCCTTGGTCTTACCTGCCCATCCTAATGTTGCAGAATGGGAACCACGGCGACTTCTTTCTTCTTTAGATATACCGGCCCAGTATTTCTTCTTGGCCTCTGATTCTTTTGTACTCATACGGTATATACTAGCACGTACATATGTGTATGCATATAGATATACACAAACACTCTTGTTTTCTTACTTGCATACGTTATACTATGCAAGTACTAATAAATAAATAATATGAATACAGAAATTAAAGTTATTGAAAAAGAGATTGTACCCGTAGCCAAGAGTATCGAGGCAATAGTTATCATAAACAAGGAAGACATGGTGCAGGCTACTACTCTGCTATCAAACATCAACAGGTATGGTGACATGGTGCAGATAGAAAAGGACAAAATAGTGAAGCCTGCATTCGAGGCACTCAAGGCAGCACGGGCACACTTTAAACCTGCTGAGGATAAAGTGAGTGATGCGGTAACAGTAATCAAAGATAAGATGACCTCATACCAACTGGAAGTCGAAGCAGCAGCCAAGATTGCAGAGGAGAAGATATCCAACAGAGTCAAGGCAGGTAAAGGAAATCTATCCTTGGAAACAGCCGTAACTAAAATCAATCAAATAGATCACGCAGAAGTCAAAGTTGCAACCGAAGCGGGATCTGTGCAATTCATCAGCGTTAAGAAGTTCGAGGTGGTAAACCTATCAGAGCTTCCTGTGGAATATATCCTACCGAATGAGGTGGCAATCCGCCAAGCAATGAAAGACGGCAAGGAGCTTCCTGGAGTGAGGTACTACGAGGATAAACAGGTTAGAAACAGTAGGTAGTCAGTGGTACTGAAAACCCCCGAAAGGGGGTTTTTTCGTTGCCTAACCTACCTAACCTGCCCAACCCCCCGTTAGGCAGCCAGTCGTGGCTAAGCTCGGCGCTCTTTCTTATATTTACCTAACCTACCTAACCTATTTTGTATAAAGTATATAAGAGAAGTCACATGGAAAGTCACATAATGTGACTTTTATATCATCTAAGAGCTATATATAGGCGATAGGTTAGCCAAGTTAGGCAATTGGCTCTGTAGAGCCACATAGGTTAGGCAAATGGTTAGGCAAACGTTAGGCATTACCCAACCTTTTACCCTAAAAAGTCACATAAAAGTCACATAAAAAAGTCACATGAAATCTAAAAAAAAGTCACAAAGTCACATTATCCACACGTAAAATAGATAAAAAGTCACATAAGGGTGTATACTTGCATATACGTCATAAAATTATTAAAAACATGCAAAACCTAAATTATCAAAAAGCATTACAGTACCTTTCAACAGGATATTCAATCATTCCACTACGAAGAAATAAGACACCATTACTAAAAGAAAATAAAGTATACCAGCGTGACCGACTGCCTACTGATGAGGAAGTTGAGGACTGGTTTCTTGACAAAGTACCAGAGGTAAACATTGGAATATGCACTGGTAAGATCTCAGGCATAACGGTTGTTGATATAGATGTAGGAGGAGGTGTAACAACATCCCTAGATACATTCCCTCCAACATATACTGTAGAAACTCCAACAGGAGGTTTCCACCTGTACTATAAATACAATAAAGATATTAAACAAACAGCAAATACTTTCCCGCAATTTCCCCACGTAGATATCCGCAACGACGGGGGGTATGTGGTAGCACCCCCTTCTGTATGTGATTACCAGAAGAATAAGCAGAGGATCACTGGGCCATACAAGGTGATTAAAAAGCTTCCTATAATCGACTTCCCTATAGATTTATTCCAGGTGAAGAAATCTTCTAATGTGCAAATACCCAGCACCGCAGAAGTACTTGCGAATATGGATGTGATGGTTGATGGCGATGGTCGCAATGTGACCCTAACAAAAGTTGCAGGGAAGATACTACAACTTGGTACAGATGATGGTGTATCACTTTCAATTCTATACGCAGCGAACAAACAATTTAAAGACCCACTCCCCCCAGGTGAAGTTGATACGATATTCAATTCAATATCAGCACGAGAGAAAACAAAAAACGAAGGTCCTAAAATTGAACTGATTAGAAATCATAAAGATGTACCCATAGCAAATGAGGAAAATGTGTACCGTATTATGAAAGCGGACAAAAACCTAGCAAAAGAGTTTCGATATAACACATTCAGTGGAATCATAGAGACATCATACGGGAACAAAGCAGATGGGTTCGTTCCATTCCAACGTGAACACATTACATCTGTGCGTATGTACCTACAGCGTACATACAGCTTCCTACAGACAATAGGACACGGGCCTGTAGAGGACTCAATGATGACCTTGGCACACGAACTTGAAGTATCTCCGCCGGCGGAGTACATACGGTCTATAGAGTGGGACAAAAAATCTCGCCTGGATACGTGGCTTTCTTCTGTATACCACGTAGAGGACAACGAGTACCACCAGAAGGTTGGAAGCAACTGGATGAAGGGACTTGTTAAGCGACTTATAGAACCCGGGTGTAAATTCGATTATGTAATCGTATTCGAGGGAGAACAAGGTACTAAGAAATCAACCTCGCTTGCGATACTGGGGGGGTCTTGGCATGTTGAAACAGTATTCGCGCCAGATAATAAAGATTTCTTTATGCTGTTATCTGGTAATGCAATCGTAGAGTTCTCCGAAGGAGAAACCCTTTCACGTACTGAAAGCAAGAGGCTTAAAGCTGTTATCACAATGACAAATGATAAATATCGTATGCCATACGACCGCAGTACAAAAGAGTTCCCACGGCAGTGCGTGTTTGCAATGACAACAAACCAAGATCAGTATCTAAAGGATGAGACGGGGAACAGGAGGTGGCTACCCGTGAAGTGTATCGGCGTGGCGGATGTCGAGTGGTTGAAAGAGAACCGTGACCAGCTTTTTTCTGAAGCATATCACCGCGTAATTACTCTAAAAGAAACCACATGGGAGTTCCCCGAAGAGGAAACACGAAGACAACAGGAATTACGTCAGACAGATGACCCACGATTCGACCTTATATATTCTTGGTATCACACAAAGCTTAGTCAGGCAGAGCGCGATGATGGGGTGACAACACGTATGGCATTTGTGCAGGCAGTTTGTGAAGGAGTGTCTTTTGGTAGAGAAATGAAAAAGGTAGATGAAATGGTTATCTCCTCTATCCTAAAAGACGGATTACACCTTGATAAAAAACGAGAAATGATAGGTGGAGATAGGTCGTATAAATACTACCCTGGAGAGCAAACTGAAAGTATAGAGCTTAGTATTGAGCAACAAGCAGATGTAGAAGTTGATAAATTATTCGAACCAAAAATGAAAGTATGAGATACGATACAAAAGCAGAACTCTGCGACAAAGCCTATGCTGCTATTTCCAATGGGCCTATACGCAAG